TTGCATAACAATTTTGATGCATTCCTCACGCTCATGTTCTGCTACCAAGTCAGCATACAAATAAATATCGCCGCCTGATTTCACCCATGAATCCCACATTTTTTCTTCAGTTATTAAACTCATTCTTGTCCCCTTGTTAACTTTTGCAACAAATTCTTTTGGTTAATTTTTATATCAGCTCTAAGTTCAGCAGTTGCTTTTTCTGCTACTAGTTTGGCAAAGGCTGTCAACAATTTAAGATTATTACCAAGTAACAAAACTGGTTCGCTGATTCCTGCTTGTATTCCCATCTCAATAATTTCTTCTTTAGTCATCTTCAAACTCCCTTGGTATAAGTTTGTAATATCCGCATATGGCACAGTGCAAGTGCATGCGTGTTTCTGTTATCTCTAATTCACCCAATGGGCAAACTGGGCATGGTATGTCATCTGTCACTTAACTTCTCCAATATAAAAAAGAACACAAAGCCAATAATCATTGCAATCAACATGCAGCCGGCAGTGATCAGCGACCAAGTGAGAATATTTAAAAAGGTATTCATCCCACATCCTTCAGCATCACTTTGATCTTGTCCTCAATCACTAAGATCACCGAATCAGGATTGTCGTCATCCTTCCTGTACTCATCGATACGATCCAGTATCTTTAACAAGCCTGCATGCATATCGTGCGCTTTGCTATACACCTTGAAATCGTTTTCGTCGTCAGGGTAATTGAATTCAAATACTGCTTTCACTTTCATTCCTTTCTTAACTCTTGATTAGCCAGCAGCCATTTGTCACCCACCACTCTTAGTGCCCTGATCCACTTTCGCATGTTCGCTCTCTGCTCCCAGTACGGTATGTAATCTACCGTCCACAAGCGCCTAGCGATTCTCAAGTACGTTATGTCCATGTTGTTTCCTCCATCTAAGTGCACCATTGTACACATAATTACACCAGAATGGTTAGGGAAAACGATAGTGCGTGGTTTACAACACTTGGTCTGTACGGATGATTTCCACCGATGGTGAATGTGAGAGGACAAAGAACTGCCTAGGGACGCGCTCGGCTTCCCTAGGATTTTCCACCGACGGAGCCATGCTTCGCCTACGGACTTCGGGTACTTTCTAGTGTAAACGTTTACACTATCTAGCTTGGCTACCCGAACCTTAACTGCCACCCGCAGCAATGAACCACGGACATTTAAGGCATCACTCCCAATTGCGCTTGCACCTTCTTTGCGCTGTACGTCACAGGTAAGAACGTTGTAGAACTGGTGGACTGCGGACTACGCTTTCGCTTCCTACGCTTCCCTCATGCCAGATCAAAACCCGATAGACCCTGTGAAGACAGGTAGGGTGGAGCAATAAAAAAAGCCGTTAATGAAACCCCGGTGGAATGACATGCCTTTCGACATGCAACCCCATAACGGGGTCGGGATTTCATTAACGACTCTTAGTTGGCATTCCACTGCTAACTGTGACCGAAGTATATCAAACAATAAAAATAAATGTCAAGTCTAGGGGAATAAGTACTTCTTGCCGGTTTGGAACAATGCGTGCTATATATGTGAAACAATAGCGCAGGAATGGGGTTTGCTATATATGTGAAACAATAGTTGTTGGCATTCCCATGAAGCAGGGTTAGGACACAACACTCTTTAATATTCGCCATCCCACGGAGCTAAACCGTTTTGCCAACGTGTAAATATTAACACGAAAAAAATCCCGCCACTCAGGACGGGAAAATACCTTACCACTCAATCAAAGGAAAAAAGCAACTTAACGCTTCGATATTAAACGCAACCCTTCAGTAAGTCAAGCGCTTCCGTTACTGAATTCACGATGGCCAACATGCCACCTCTCCAGTCGTCAAAGAACTTCTGTTCGTCCTCTGTCAGCTTGCGCGCCGAGGGTGCCTTAGCACCGTCCTTCACTTCCATCAGGATCGTGTAACCGTTATAGCCCACGAGCAGGTCAGGTATCCCACCACCCTGGCTAATGATCCGTACCGTAGCCCCACACTGGCGCAGTGCGTCCACGATGGCGTTTTGATTGGCGTCAATTCTGTTTGCGTATCTCATAAAAATAATTGTAATACCTATTGACAGGCAAATGCAACAGCTATAAGATATGCAGAACGGATGCAATATGTCCGTTACTTAACCAAAGGAGAGAACATGCGTATAACAAACAAATTTGATTTGCCGGAAACGGTGGTGAAGGCGCTGAAGAATCCTACCTATTCCAAAGGTAGTGCTCATGCGTCTGCTACAGAGCTACTCAATTCCCCAAGGATTGTCCAGCTCAAGAAGAAACATTGGGAAGAGATCACGGTCGATGCCAGTGAAATGGTCTGGTCTTTGGCCGGCACGATGATGCATAAGATCCTCGAGAGCGATGCACCAAACCACATCTCAGAAGAGCGACTCCACGCCGAGATCAATGGCTGGAATATCTCTGGCGCGATTGACTTGCAGGAAATCTACGAGGATGGGATTGTCATCACCGACTACAAATTCACGAGCGTCTGGGCGGTCATGAACGAGAAGTCTGAGTGGGGCGATCAGCTCAACATCTACGCTTGGCTTGTAGAGAAGGTCAAGAATAAGCCAGTAAAGAAGGTCAGGGTCTTGGCTCTGATTCGTGACTGGTCTGCTAGGGACGCAGTGAACAGGGAGGGCTACCCACCCGCTCCGATCACCTACGTGGATTACGAAGTGAAAACGTTTACACATAGAGAGGAATACATCAAGAGCAGGGTAGACGCCCATAACCATGCGTATTTCCAAATGACCATGGATTCGGAGCTGCCACCCTGCACGCCCGAGGACATGTGGGAAAAGCCCACCACGTACGCTTTAAAGAAGGTTGGCGGGGTACGTGCCAAGAAGGTGTATTCGATCCTCACAGAGGCTGAGTCAGGCCTTGCTGAGGCGGGTAAAGGGTACGAGATCGAAACCCGTGAGGGAGAGCGCACTCGTTGTGAGAAGTACTGTCAGGTATCCCAGTTCTGCACGCAGTTCCAGGACTATTTGAACAGCAAAGGGCATGAAGTTATAACCGTATTGGAGAATTAAAATGGCAAGACCAAAGATAGATTACGCAAAAGCATACAGAGAAACCAAAGCGATGCTAGATGTTGTCGAAACCACAAACATCGAGCTGACCAGGAAATACGACAGGCTTAACCTAGAGTTTGACAAGGCTGTCAAGGAGGCAAAACGATACAAAGAAATGTTGTATGAGCAACGCGGAGTTATAGGATACTTGGAAACCCAGGTGAAAGCCATGGATCAGAAACTAACAGAATTGGAGAGAACATAATGATTGAAGAAATTGTTACCAGAAAAGATTGCGAAGACATATTAAACAAAGATGCAGAAATGACTTTGATGGAGGCAAGTCACATTTGCGACTACTTTGAAAAACATGGCATACATTGGTTACTTAGAGAATTTATTTACACATTACTAGAAGAAGAAGGTTCTGATGCCTTCAAAGAATTGGCCGCTGAAATTATTGATAACAGGAAAACAAATGAGCGTACATAAAAAACTAATGGCAGTCCGCTGTGACTTGCTACGAACCAAGCTAGAGAAATCTGGCCACAATAAGTTTGCCGGCTACCGGTACTTCGAGCTCGGCGACTTCATGCCACCGACCATGGACTTGTTCTACAAGCACGGCTTATGCGGTGTGGTGTCCTACGATACCGAGTACGCTAAGCTTTGCATCACCGATGTGGAGGACGGAACTGTAATCGTTATCACTTCCCCCATGGCTACAGCTGCCTTGAAGGGAGCACACGATATACAGAACCTAGGCGCTGTTGAAACCTATCAACGTAGGTACTTGTGGATGACCGCCCTTGAGCTCACTGAGAACGATCCTATCGACTCTACGGCGGGTTCGGAGCCACCACCCAAGCCTACCCCTAAGCCCATCCCTAAAGCGGTAGAAGCGCCACCACCCGTGATCGAAGGTAAAGAACTACCTTGGAAGTTAAAGATCAGTGCTACACCAGAAGCCAGTATGGAGGAATGGCTCAGCTTGGTCAGCGACTCAACGGATCTGATGCTCGATACCACCTCGTCCAAGGACAATGTGATGAACATCTTTAAAGTTAACCGTATCATTTACGACCGGATCAAGGCAGATGCCCCTGATGCGTACGAAGAACTCATGAACAAATTCAAGAAAGCGAAGGACAATTATGGAGAATAAATACCCCAACAGCGGATTGCTCAACACCAATTCGTACAAGAGCTCAGAGAAACACCCCGACTTCAAGGGCTCGATCAAGATGAGCAGGAGCGTTTTAAAGCAACTGATGATCGACACTCATGGCGAGGACATCGAGATCAAACTATCTGCTTGGAACATGAACGGCGCTCGAGGCCCATTCATGCGCTTGGCTTGGGACAGCTACAAGAAACCCGAGCAACCCAAACCCGTGCAGGCACCCTTGATCGATACGCCAGAAGAAGATTTGCCTTTCTAGAATGGTATATAATTGGCATACCATTTTAAGGAGTTCTTATGAAGGTATGCCGAGAATGTGGAGTTGAAAAAGAGCTTGGAAGTTTTTATAAACATAGCGCAATGGCAGACGGTTACTTAAACAAGTGCATCGAATGCGTTAAAGCTAGAGTTAAAAAACATCGTGATGAGAATATCGAAAGAATTCAAGCTTTCGATAAACAAAGATCAAAGCTCCCACACCGACTAGAGGCTGTTAAAAAATATTTCAAAACGGAAAAAGGTAAACAGGTAAAAAGATTAACTCAACTTAATTACAAGAAAAAATATCCTATGAAGTATGCAGCTCATGTGATTACAGGAAATGCAATACGAAGCGGGGCATTGATTCGACAATTAAATTGTTCTGTTTGCGATTCAACAACAAAAGTAGAAGGACATCATGATGACTACACAAAACCTTTGGAAGTACGTTGGCTTTGCGAAGCCTGCCATAAAGAATGGCATAGGCACAACAAACCAATTTATGAGTAACGCATGAAGACCAACCAATTCGAGGCTTTAAAAGTCTCTATGCGGCAGGATAAGACAGGGTACATACTTACCCTTTCCATCCATCCCGATGAAGTCCCTGAGCAGGTTTTAAGGGACTTTGTGGGGGCTCGGTATCAGGTCGTGATGGTACGTCTATCGGACGAGGAAACACCGCTCAATCGTGATCAGGCATACAGCAAGGACATCGTCAGGAACTCAGCCATCCTATGCAGGGATCCAGGATTCCACAGGTTCTTGTTCGAGACAGGCCAGATCAACGAGGAGGGCGAACTACAGGCGGCCGAATGGTTGAGGGAGGAACTACAGATCAGCTCACGCGCTGAGCTCAAGGAGAATCCCACGGCAGCAAGACACTACAATTTTATCTACCAGGAATATATCGCATGGAAACACCAAAACGTTTAGTGCCGTATTCTGTCCATCTACCGGAAGACATCTATCTGAAGATGAAGAAAGCGGCGACAGAGAGAAAGGCATCAGCCATGGTCAGGGACGCTATCGTCATGATGATCGAGGGCAATGATGTTTACAATAGCGGATATCGTAAAGGTGTACGTGACTCAATGAACATTGTGAATCAAAATGAAGGCGCCAAGACCATCAGCTATGGAGGACAGACCATTGCTGAAAGTATTGTCACTGACTTGGAGTTCATGATCAAATGAAGCGCAAGGGAAGGATTGTTTTCAAAGGCGGTCTTTTCCATTGCGAGGACTGCGACAAGAAATTCACCAGCTTATTGAAAGCGGAAGAACACAAGCATGCAAAGCAAAAACAAAAAGTCCCCAAAGGTTCTGGAGAAGGAACACATCCTACGGATCAAGGAGATGGCATGCATCATCTGCTCTCAACCTGGCCCAAGCGAGTGCCATGAGATCAAGCAGGGACAGTGGTTCACTTCCCTGCCCTTATGCGCTGACTGTCACAGAGGTTCTTTAAACGGTATCCACGGACAGAAGAGGATGTGGAATATCTACAAACTGGATGAGCTCGATGCCTTGGCCTTGGTCATCGAGCGCCTCCTCCACGATTAGATCATTGCCTGCTCGCGCAATTTCTTCAGGTTAATATTCTTCAGTAACCTGTCTTCCATTTCTTTTAACTGCTTGATTCTTGTTTCCTTTTGATCAGGAGACATGACCGAATCAGGGCGAGTCAACGTATAGTCAATAGCTTTTCTGATCTGAGTTAGATCCTTAGCTATCCTATCTATACTCTTGGCCATACCCACTTGCATGCGATTCTCTGGACTAGAGATATATTCCCTGGCTTCTTCTGGGCTACGCTTCTTGATATCTGCAAACGTTGCCGCAGCTCTGTCCACTTCATCACGCAAGACGTAGAAGTCCTTCTTGTACCCAGATTCAAATTCTTTGGTAACGAATCCACTGGTTCCAGGTAAAGATGTCAACATGTCATTGATCGACATGCTGGGTCTGGGTTTACCTTCCATCGCAGAGATCATGTGGTTGGTCATGAGCAGAGTTAATCCACCCACAGAACCGAATAGACCCCTGATCATATGGTCGGCAGCAATAGGAGAAATCATTCCCGTGCTACCCAATATCTTTCCTAGTTCAGATGTACTGGAATTGAACTGCCGCTCGGTGTCCAAACCCTGTTGGAACTTACCCACCAATGGCTTGGCTTGGAAGAAGTCATAGTTCACCATCACTTCTAATACAGGTTTGAATGCTTGGGGTACTGGAGTTGGGCCAAGGATAGAACTACCCAGAGATGCTTTCATGGAATCCCTGAACTTGCGTCCATCTTCCGTAGCGTTATTGGTCAGGAGCAAATACATGTGCTCTGTCAATATTTTCGGTATGGAGAAAATGTCATTACGGATAGGAACCGATAAGCCAGTGCCAGGGATCATGATCAGGCGATCACGCACCGTAGCAGCTTTCTTGAGGTAATCGTCATCGTCCCCATTCATGATGGCGTAGAGCAACGATAACGCCATGACTGCCCCTGTGGTGGCAGCCAATGTTTCTAATCCTGCACGACGATCCTGGGGCGATACACCGCGCCCAGTGATGGTCTTGATGGCCACATGTTGCGCTGCAAGATAAGCATTAAAGAACGGTATGGTTTGTCCTGCTATCGTTAGCATCCTAGAACTACCACGAGTTCTAAAGTTAATAACTTCAAATGCTTTCTCAATGGCTTCAGCATCACTTAGCCCTGATGACTTGGCTGCAGAATAAACAGCTTGTCTGACAGCGTTATCAGAAGCCATGGAGATCTTCTCGAGTAACTTTCTCGTCTTGCCTACAAACCCGGGTGGGCCTTTCATGCTGTTGAATATTTCGTTATCCGATGCGTTGGCGCCAGAGTAATCCGCCTTACCAACAGCTCCTACCTTTTTCAATTCCTCATGGGCGTTAGATGTACCCTTGACCAGAACTTGTACAAATTCTTTTACCGCTCGAGCAGGAATGCTTAATGAGTACCTGGGCTTCAGGCCAGAAGAGAACATGGCAGCGAATGAGTCTTGCGTGACCTGGGATGCGGCAAACAAAGGATTGAGTACAACTGTTTTTCTTAATACGTCCGCAACAAACGCCATTCCTTTGATCGTGGGAATAGCCAAGCTTTCAATACCTTTAAATGCATCCATGTACAAAGGATCTTTGAGCTCATAGTATTCGAGCTTTCCATCGCGATATACCTTGATTACATTTCCTTTTGCACCCTCGTCTACCCTCTTCATTAAAGGGAATTCTTCAGACTTCTTGCCAACATTCAATTCCATAGCGGCATCGATCAACGCCAACTCTGCTCTGTTCCTTACTGCACGCTTAACGCTGTAATGCGCCCAACGCATCATGTTGTCAAAGATATCGTTGACGGGTAGAACAGATCCCTTAAACCTCTTATCGGCAGCCACTTGAAGACCTGGGATATATGATTTAGGCCCTTGGTCTTTCTCGATCATATCCTGTCTATAAAAAGGAACATAGGCCATATTGTCAAACAACAGGTCAGCTTCTTCTTCGCTTAACAAACCGCCTTCAGTTTGTATGCTCAAGAAATTCTTTCGAATACCTTGCCACATATCAATCATCTTTTTGAACTCAGGCATGGTATCCAGAAAGCCAAGATAAGTATTCACTTCATTTTCATCCATATGAAGTGTCTTAAGTTTCTTGGCTAACTTGTTGGCTTCAGCTTGATTGTTTTCTTGCTGAGCATTTTCAATCTGACGTTGTATCTTGGCGTTGTAGTCCATCAACTCCTTGGTACGACGGGCTTCAAAGATAGCACGACCAATGAACTGGATGTCGCCTGGATCTTTGCCATACTTCTTGGCTATCTCATCTCTTATATTGTATAAATTTACAAATTTATCTTTAGACTCTACGCCAGTCCATTTGATGAGATCAGTATCGTATGTAGCGCTGCCCATCTCTAATGCTATGTTTGCCACAGCATCATCGTGAACAGTTTGACTTAAGCTTGCACCAATCAATGCTTTAACGCGATCGGGCGTGGCTTTATTGGATTCTTCTAAAATACGACGATAGGCATTCTGAAAGCCAGCGGCACTGTTAAACACCTTGGTTTCAATTTCATCCGCTACTTTTGTAAACGTTTTCTTGGCATTCTCATAGAACGCGCCTGGATTATCTACAAAGTTATTCCATGATTTGTTAACTTTTTGATAATGCGTTTCATCAGGCTTAGGAGGTAACCGTGGCTCTGGCATATTGGCCATAGCTTGTAATGCATCTTCTACTGGATTTGTAGATTTCTCTGTGGTAATAATTTTTTGTGGCGTAGAAGTAGATTTTGGCGTACCAGGTGGAGGAACTGGCTTTGTAGATTGCCCCAACAAATGCCCTCTGGCCTCAATCTCTTGTGCGCTTTGCAAAGTAGACATATCCAAAAGATTACCTGAAAGGCGAACAGCTCTATCCAATGCACTTTCATACTCTGGATTTAAATTTAAAATTTTACGTATGTATTCAACCAGCTTATCAAACGCAGTCTTTTCACCAACTTTTATTTGTGAAAGATACTGTTGAAAATCTTCATTGGTTAAAGCATAAGTTATAAATTCAGATGGTTTATCAAGACCATTTCTAATTATTTGTTCTGTTCTTGAACCAGGCGAGAACATGCCTTGTTTTTTATTATTGCTAAATTCTTTTTTAACTGTTTCAAACAACGCATTTAATTCTTTAATATGCGGATTGTCATTGCCAGTAACATTGTAATCAGCAGTGGTTACCAAATGAATCATTTCATGTAGAAGCGTTCTAAAATTTGTTCCACTCTGATATAAAAGTTTTTGACCTTTGTAAGTAAAGTAATCTTTTGGATTATTAGGGTCTACAGGAGGGTTAATTTCCACTTCAAAACCAAGCGCTACGCCAACACCTTGTTTAGTTTTTGGATTTACAAATTGACTTAGTACTACTTGTCCATAAGCGTCTTTAATTCGTTTGAATTTAAAGGACATATTAACATTGCGTTTGTCAAAATCAACTACACGCTTTAATACTTTTTCTGCTATGCCTTTGGCAAATGAATTTGGAGCTCGATCAACCAAGAATTGAGCAACATCAACTGGAGATGCGCCTTGTAATAATTTATAAATTTCTTTTTCTGGCAGTGGAGTCTTGGAAAAGAATCCATCAACATTTGTGTTTTCGAATAATTTAACTATTTCTTTTCCTGCAACTTTAGCAGACTTAGAATTTTTCAATATATCAAATATAGCTTGCTCTTCGGGTAGAAGACCACTACTCATTTGATTAATTAACTCAGGTGTAAAACCATTATTAATGCCATACATGTAAGCATTTGCAGCGTCAGCTACTGTTTTCCTAAATGCAGGATCGCTCTCTCTAATTAATTTAGGAGCAATTAAATTTAATGCTGTCTGTGCTTTTTGGGACTCTGGATTACGTGCTTGTTCATGAGAGGAAATTAATGCTTCGCTGCCATAAGCTTTATAAAGCAAAGCATTGCGTAAACGATTACGAGCAACATCAGTTATATCTCCGGTTGCTGGGTGCAATAAATCACCACGTTCATGCTCAGGCAATTTAACAACAAAATCTTTAGTTGTCTTATTGCTGATCGCGCCATCCGCAGAATGATAGGTAATATTATTTGGTTGTATTAATGCAGCGTCGCTCTTGGCCTGATCAACAGGGCTAACGTTTAATCCTGCTATCAAGTCAGATGTCAGCTCGCGTTTAGGAATAACACGAACCAACACAGGTTCTTTCATTCCCTCAATGATATCTTTGTTAATACCGTGCGTGTCATCTTGTAGGAGCTCTTTCTTGTAATCTCCCGCATTACCTTTTCGGTATGCTTCCTGAATTCCAGCCACACGACCATTTCCTGCCACGGGTCGAATCGCGGCCTTTTCCACATCTGAATACTCGGCATTTGGTGTTCCGTCTGCTTTTTGCGTAGGTGTTAAATTTTCTGCTTCAACAACCGCGTACTGTACAGGAACTTTCTTACCGGTTTCAGATGTAGCCGTAGTGATTTCCCCCATATGATTCTCGGGTAACTTAACGCTACTCGTTACAACGGGAGCGCCATGACCGAATACATTGCTCGTACTCATGCGACCGTAATCAGGGTTTTCAAAAATGTCTTTGACTTGCGCTTCATGCGTAGCAGTATTCCTAGCTCTATCCTGGAATGCAGCTTCATAACCAGGCGCTGCTTGGGACTTATCGTAGTACCCCTCCATACCCATCTTCTTCTCTTCCACAGGTGGCTTCTCTTCGACCGGTGGCTTTTCCTCTACGGGTTGCTTCTCCTCAACAGGAGGCTTCTCTTCCACGGGCGGCGTAGAAGGAACTGGCGGCTCAACAGGAGGAGGCTCTACTGGAGGCGTAACAGGCGGCGTAACTGGGGGCTCAACAACAGGAGCAACTGGAGGAGTTACGGGTGGAGGAGGAGTAACTGCTTTAGGAGCGCCCTTAAATGCAGCGGCACCAGCACCGCCTACACCACCGATAGCGGCAGCACCAAAGAATGCTTCCTTGTATTCTCTCTTGGCGTCATCGTCATTCAGTGGTAGACCAGCCTGCCAGCGTTCAGCAATTTGTTCCAACACTTCTGTAGGCGCTTCAGCTACTACACCGGTCACAGCACCACCAGCGATACGAGTACCAGCACGTTTAGCCAACTCTTTAGTAACTTGCTCACCTAGAATCTTTTCAGGAATCTTTCCTAGTCCTAGTGTCAAACGATCAGCAACATAACCAATAGGAGCGGTAACGGCAGCGGCAAGAGCGGCCTTACCAGGTTCTAATGTTTCCCCTGTAGCGCCTTGCTGCGCTTGGCGTTGCATGAACTGACCAAACTGTTGCGCACCATATGCTCCAATACCAGCAGCCAATCCACCTATAGGGCCAGCAAAGGCGGTTCCAGCAGCTCCGGCAGCCAAGGGCCCAGCCATGCTAGGGGCGCTTTGTAGGGCTTGCTCTGCGACATATGTAGGCACTTTAGCCAGGGCTGATCCCAGGCCTTTCTCTTTGTATGCTTGCTCGATATCAGCAAAGGATGTGCCTTGTGGTTCACCACGTTTGGCTTCTTGTTCTCTGCGTATTTGTTCGGCCTGCTGACTGGCAGATTCTTTCATGCCAAGTGCGGCTTTGGCTCCCAGCTGAATACCAGCCAAGCTTTCAGGTATTTGTTCTAGCCCAGATACAGCTGCACTCTTTAAACGACTATAAGTGCTTTGCTCAGGCTTGATGCCCATAGCCTCTTCAAAAGAAAATTCTTTTGGTTTTGCTGCGCCAGGAGCTGGGCCAAGCGCTTCCTCAAACGTAAACTCTTTGGCCATGTTATACCTTTATTGAACAAACTTACCTTTAGACGCATCCCATTTTGCTGGGCCATTTGCAGTTTGATATATTACACCATTTCGTAAACCAGCTTGGGTGGTTGGCATGGGCATCACTTGAGGCGATGTCTCTTCTACTTTATTGCCAGTCAACCTAGCCTGCTCACGCCTAATTTGATCTTCAATATCTTTGATCTCTTTTGCTCTATCTTCTAGAGCGCCAGGTGGCATCATGGCAGCATTAGCCAACTCGCCTTTGTAAACGCTACTCTTCTCTTTCAATAGGGCAACCAGCTCTTGTACGCCAAGTTTATCGCTGCGTCCAGTCTTAATTCCATAAGCCGCATTCAATCTATCAGCATAACTCATGTCTTTATACTTAGGATCTTCTCTAAGCGTTGCCTCAATCTCTTGTGCCGTAAGTTCACGATGTTCATTAGCGGCTTTTTCTGCCATCTTCTGAAGTTGAATTTGTGTAGCTGAATGCAACTGCTGTACAGCCATGGCATTAAGACCACGCATTTGCTCAATCTCTTTAGCAGACTTGGCTCTTTGCTCTTCACCAAACAAACTGGTCGCAGTTCTTGATGCAATCTCATTGGCCTTAGCCATGTTCTCATGAACATTCTTGCCCATAGCAATAGCTTCAGCTCGTCTTGCTTGCTCAATGGGTGACTTAAGATTATGAACAATCTCCATTTGCTTGAGAACGTTTTCTCTATAAGCACGCTCATTCTCCGCAGCAGCTGGTGCGCCACCGCCATATCCACCGGTTTGGATACCAGTCAATAAAGCCTGGAACTTCTCCATAGGATGGGTTTGTTGGAACTCAGCTATCTTTGCTTCCATTGCATTGGCGCGTTTCATAGCTTCTTCACCAGCAGGTGTATTTAATCCAAATGCTTTAGCAACATCTATTTGCTCTTGAATTAAGTTCTTAACTGGCGTAGGAACCATATACCCTTCAGCAATCTTTTGTGCTTCTGATTTCTCGGCAGGAGCAGCTGGCGCAGCAGCAGGAGCAGCGGCACCAGGAATGCCGGCCATCAATGATTGAACAACCTTATTAGGATTGATATCAGGCGCTGGTTTTCTTTGTGTTGCCAACGCATCTTTTAACCCAGCAGGTGTTGTTTGTGGAGCTGCTTGTGGTGCTGCCTGTGTAGTTACAGGGGCGGAAGGAGCGGCAGGAGCAGGGGCAGGCGCTGATGCTTTAGTTGCTTCAGCAGCTACATCCTCATCTGTAAACGGTAACGTGCTTCTCTTGAACTCAGGCGTAGCTGTTTTCTTTAGCAAATTTGCAATGCTAAATGGATCCTGGTAAGAAGTCAGCGCAGGTTGCTGATGCATTCTGGCGTCACGCTCTGCATATGTTTCCTGACGAGCAGCAGGTGGTGTAAAGTTTTCTATCACCGCTTTAATTGCAGCAGCTCTTTGCTTATCGTAATCTGATGGTAGCAATGTTGTATGCTCAGGAATATCTTCCGGCATAGCGGCTTCAATGGCGGCAAGCGCTTTGTCTTTGTCCGTGCCGCCATCCGCAAATCCCATGATGCCACCACCATGAGAAAATTTAAACATGTGATGAGGAACAGCGTGTGCTACTCCACCATGAGCCATGTGAGCTGGCATAGGAGCAGCTTGTGGAGGCATGGATGCAGGCATGGGAGCTGGTGCAGCAGCTATACCAGCGGGGGCCATAGGTGCTTGAGGAGCGCCTTGTGGTGCTTGTGGCTGAGCATTGATAGGAGCGATGCCAGTGATCTGTACACCCAAACGCTTGGCCATTTCTTGTAGATCCATCAGCCCAGTCTTGTGCTCGACCTGGTCAGCTACTGTAGGCATAGGCTTGTTCATGGCAGCTTCTTTATCAGCTTCCAATCCCAAACGCCTAGATTTCTCGATCAATGCCAAGAGCTTTTCTTCAACTGGCTTAGCGCCTTTACCTTGCGCCAAAGCACCAAGGATACCCTCGGGCATCATCTTCATGTTTTTTTCGTCTTGATAGATACTCATAAGATTATCCTTGATTCAATTGTTTCAAAGCATCGGTCAATGATATAGATGTATTCAAAGCACCAGCCGCATTACTAATAGGCGACGTGTTAGGAATAACAGCCTGCGTAGAAATTGGCAGATTAGAAAGCATGCTTTGCTCAAACTGTAACTGTTGATATGGATACAGAGCCTGTTGATTGAACTGGTTCTGAGCAGCCGTATCAGCAGCTTGTGTAAGACCTTGTTGCGTAGCGCCAGCAGTACCAAGAGCGTTAAGACTTTGTAAGCCAAAATTAGCAGATCCCTGGTTGGCTTGTTGCTGATAGTTCTGTGCTGTAAGTGCATTCTGCTGTTCTTGGTTAAACTGTTGCATAGCTTTATCGTATGCATTGTTATAGCCTGATCCAATAATATCAGCTTGTTTGGCCAGTAAATTACCTTCAGCAATACCCTGTGCTACGGCCTGTCTAGAACCACCAAATGCACCTTGCTTGGTTAAGTTACCAAACAATCCTTGTTGATCAATTTGTGATTGATATGCCAAATCATTCAACTGTGGCTGTAAAGATTGCTGCAAATAGGGGTTCATGTACTGATCTGCAACACCTGTATTACCAGTATTCAATTGCATGGGTTTACCAAACCCTGCTGTACCTTGATTAGCTGCTTGGCTTACCAATGATGTTTCAGCTGGGGTAGATAGGTCAGGCATATTGGGTACGCCCTGGTTAGACCATGTTCCTGTTTGGAATTGAACGGGAGGAGCACCGGTCTGAGCCAATGCAGACAAGCCAGCAAATTGCTGTTGCTGTAATGCTGATGGGCCAGCAGTCAATTCACCCTGATAGACGGGCATAGGGCCTTGTGCCAAAGCCTGAGCGCTCCCCAGCATATTGGTAACGTAATCACCCGCCCATGGAGAAAGAGCGTTTACAGTAGAGTATCCCAATGATGGGGTAGATACACCAGATGATGTGCCAACTACGCTTCCAGTTGTACCTGCATATCCAGGTACGCCACCACTGCTAAATGCAATTTCACCACCAGTAGCGTAAGCATGGCCACCAACCATAAACTTGTCAGGATTGATTTCTTTACCTTGCTTTTTTGTACCGGTACGAGCCATGCGCACTCTATCCATCATTTGATAAAGCTTCTTAGCGCCGGCATCAGAGTTACCATTACCCAAGTGAGACACTACGTCCGCAGGGATAACAAACTCGCCATGGCTCAGCTTAGCTGGTTGTACGCCATCAATAGAAGATGGAACGTCATCAGCCATACCATCGGTATCGCCTCTTAAATATCTAGGGATATTGCTAATCCCACCGTGTGCATATCCCATAAGACCTCCAGTTTTAGCGGCTTGTCCAGACCCATCTCCAGCACTACTTGCTATCCATGATGCCACAGCACTAGGGTCAGCGTTTGTTTCTTGTACAGCGGCAGCTACAGCAGCTGGATCGCTTACATTTAATCCTGACTGAGTAGCGTAGTCAGACATTTGTTGTTGTGAATAATTGGTATAGCCAGGAGCGGAAGCAGCAATTCCTGTATTATCACTTGCAGCCGATGGCGTGTAGTTCATTTCCTGAGCAAAAGCTGGAACAATAGGATTACCACTAGCTATATCAGCATTTAATATTGCCTGAGCAAAAGAACTTGGTGAATTACTTGCGAGCGCAGTATATCCAGGAATATTAATTCCTTGGTTTGCAAACGTATTTAAATCAATACCTTTGTACATATTACTTATATCACTAGCATTTAAATTCTGCGATTGAAGCAAATTATTAATGCCAGCAATATCACCAGACTTATACATATTTAACAAAGTTTGGGTAGGGGCAACATACCCAGGAACGTTTACACCAGCTTGGCTCACTTGATACAAATCAATTCCAGGAAACATTTGTCTAACTTGATCTGTTGTTAGATTTTGCGCTTTTGCAATAGCATTAATGTTAGCTATATCAGTAGGTGAAGCATTGGAATAATCTTTTGCTAACAAACTTGTTAATAAAGGATTGGCTGTAGAACCTGTTCCTAAATATCCTTTTAACGCCAGATCATTAATCTGCTGTGTACTTAAACCATAGTTTTGCAACTGGGATAAAGTTACATTATCTTTATTGGCTAATGCTGCAACAGCTGCTGGCGATTGACCGGATTGGTATGCAGATACAACCTGTGAAAATGGATCAACAGATTTGTATACGCTGTTAATTAAAGAGGGCGTCCATCCCGTGGCATAAGAAGCATTACCTATTATTCCTGGCAATTGTCCTGGAGTAATACCATTCTTATCCATGTACTGTGCAACAGCAACTTGCATTTGAGTGGCTTTTGCTGGATCAGTTATTTTTCCAGTTGGATCGGTGTACATTTTTACAATGTTGCCAATGTCCGTTTGTTGCTGGGCTGTTTTGGCGGCAGCAGCTTTTGCGGCATTATCCGCAGCAGCTTTTGCGGCAGCATCAGCGGCAGCTTGAGCAGCAGCGTCGGCGGCGGCTTTCTTGGCAGCGGCATCAGCGGCAGCAGCTTTTGCGGCGGCATCAGAAGCGGTATTATTTATTGTTGTGGTAACGTTTTGACCTGGGGTTATAGATGCGCCAGTACTTGAACCATAATTATACCCAGGGCTTGATCTATCTATAACAGCAGGAAGACCAGCATTATTAACAGCGGTTACAGGAGTATTTCCTGCGGCGGTCTGGTTAACCCAAGGCATTGCAAATCCAGGAACGGCTGGTTGTGCAGCGGCTCTGGCAGCAGCTTGCTTTTGTGCGGCTTCAATGATTGCTAAAGCTTGAGCCGTAGATGTAGCATTAGCATTGGCTACAGCTGTAGCATCAGAAGGATTAACATATTGCGTATCGGTAAAATACTGTTGGCTTTGTCCTGGAGGAACGGCAGCATTGACCTGGTTTCTAATGGCTTGAAGCGTAGGAATCTTACCGGTATAGGCGCCAGTTGTAGGGGTATTACCACCCGTCAAAGCGGATAGCGCTGTCAAGGCAGCAATGTTTCCAGCATTAGCAGAAGCAAAGTTAGCAATATCTTTGGTCGATAAAGTACCCGTAGCCATCTTACTGATAAGACCGCTTAAGCTATTTGCAGATCCAGCCGCACCATAACCCGTAGAATCTTTTGTACCAGTTGCACCAGGATCAGATGAAGAATTTGCAACACCTTTAGCTAATCCCGTATAGTCTGATTCGTTAATAGGCTCAACTACGCCATCTGGACTTACTCTTACATAGTTGCCATTACTGTCTTTACCATATGTATAGCCATCATCAGCGGTAAATTGACCGGTTAAAAGCGGCGTACCAACTTGATAGTCTGTAACTTTTTTCCCTGTACTAGTATCAGTTCCCTCGACAATTACATCACCATTATCATATGTATTGGTAAATGTACCGTCTCCATTGTCAACTGAATCAATGATTGATGCCATATCAGCCCCTATTTAGTAGCCGCAATAGGTCGTCTAAAGACCCGCCTTGCCTAGCTTGAATTGTATTATCTTCGACAGGATTTAGCGAATTTACTTCGTCAAACAACTTTTGTAAATCTAATTCTTTGATTTTACCAATAGTGGCTGGAGGAGCTTTAACTACTGGCATGTTTGGAACCGCTAAAGGATTAACCTGCGTACCGTTTTGCGCAACCGTCATTCCCGTAGGAACGGCTAGTGGATTTGTGGAAGTGTTAACGTTTACACTTGGAGCTGTTGTCGTATCAGCTGTTGTAGTGTCAGCCGTATCCGTGGTCTTGGAAGTGTTAACGTTTACACTTGTAGGCGATGTCGTCGTATTTGGCAATATGGTATTAAGCATTTTACTTGCAATACTGACAGCCTGCGGATCAGAACTATCAATAATAGACGATAGATAGGGTGCTATAGCTGATGCCGGCATGCCATTTTCTATGGCTCTAATGGCATTGGTTGCGTTCAAAGCTACTTTAACGTCAGAAGAAACATCAATCAGGTTGGTTAAACTATTGACCAGAGCCGTAGGATTCTTAAGCGATCCAGCTACTTTAGCAACTTGGTTGGCTGTTTTTAAATTGGTATTTAACGATGGACTGGCAACACCCTGCTGTGGCGTACTGATAGCTTGTGTGCCGTCTGAATAAACCGTAGTTACAGTTCCATCAGCGTTTGGAATCATATCCACTGGTGTTCCACCCATAGCGCCAATAGCAGATGCACCAGCACTTAGAAGAGTTGCAGGATTTATTGGTTGATGATTTGCTACAGCATTGGCTACATTAGCGGCAGCCATATAAGGTGCAACGCCTGGAATCATGGAGAGAGCAGACATCACCATAGGCGTGCCTTCCCATCCGCCATGGGAAGTATCTTGTATAGATGTTGATTTACCCGATGCATCCCACATTGGGGTAAATTTAACCTTGGATAAATTGCCACTGGTGTCAGCAGGAAAAACTGGATTAGACCCAGAATAGCCAGTTAAGTTACCTGCCGTATCGTAATTGGCATAAAGCTTTACAGTTGGATCCCAGCCAGCTGGAGTAGGTACAGCAATTCTATATGTACCCTGATCTCCTTCCCCACCTGGCATGTATTCCGCACCTTTTGGTGCCTTCATGGGATCAATAGATTTAGGAGCAGATTTAGCAATGTCTGCGGGTAAACCAGAGAATGCCGAATAAGTGGCTAAATCATTGTTTGCCCATACTGGAAGTTTAGTCGTTGCCATTTAAACCACCGTAGAAACAAATGTTAACGTTACAACGTTAGATGCAGTTGTTGGCCTGGTTGGGGAAGTGCCAGCCGCATAAGCTTGAATGCTCACTTGCGCGCTATCAGATGAGCAATATATTTCCACATAATCATTTGCCTTCAAAGACAAAAAGAAATTCCAACCCACAATAGCATGTCCTGGGGTACCGCCATGGGAATTAGGAACCGATGCTAAACCTGTAGAACCAGCGACATCCGTGCCATTAATACGAAGCCAAATGCTAGCATCATGCAGCGTTGAATCTGTATTCTGAAATTGCGTACTGAACTGGAGATTGTAGATACCAGTTGCCGTCACATTAAGGTGCGAGCTACTGCTAAGAGACGTACCGTTAGCATAATCCGTCTGATTCCAAACCATGGCCGTGGCTGTGTTAGCTGTCAATGATTGAGAAGCGGTATTCTCAAATGCGCCATATATAGTCTGTAGATACTGACCACCACTTCCACCTGTCACTGCTTGTAACCTTTGGCTCAACTGATTAAAGTACAGACGAAGTACGTTGTTCAACTCATTAGGATAATCCTTAGATGAGGGTAAAGGTAGGGCAGGAGCAGCAGGAAAGGAGTTGAGTAACATCAGGTGTTACCTCTTCTTCCGTCTGCTTGTAGGTCGATCCTAGGCGTACCCAGCTGCCATTGCTGACCTAGCTGATTACCCTCTATCTTGAATATCATTTGACGGCCACGTACCCGGATGAATACCTGGCCAGTAAATTGTTCAATGGGTGCAGAAGCGGTTTTGGTAACCGTCGCTATGTTTGTATTCCCGCCGTTTGACTGGGGTGAGTTATAACCTGATCCTGAGTTTTGCATAGGAATCAAGGTCATGGTAACTGAAGGATTGCTTGTTGTAGATTTCCTAAACGTTATGTCTGGCAATATCCTACGGACAAATCCGAACTTATCTCCATCATCCAAATCAAACTCGGCAGAAGAAATATATGAATCAATAGCAGTAGCAGTGCCGTTTGTATTGTCATCTAATCCATACTCGTGATAGACCAGAGTATTGTTATAGGTAGCCGCAACAGGATAGGTCAAAACAGTGGAATCAATCCAAGCCGTCCTGCTCATAGTTCCATAGTACCAAATATCATCTTGGTAGTTATAGACCACATATTTATCTACCACCGTGCTATTGGCCGAGCAATAGAACCACCATACTTCGCTATAGCCTTCATTGGTTCCTGCAAAGAACTGCTGGCTTTGAGCCAAGTTAATATCACTGTAAATGTATTCACGCAGATCACAACGGAGCGTATTGGTACTACCGCCTTTGTATTGGTAGAACTTATCAATACCCATCCAATAAGCCACACCAGAGGCCAGAATAGCCACATTTTGACCAATGATAGATATGTTGTCTCCAACGATTTGAGAACTCCATACGCCTGGTGTTCCTACATACTGGAAAGAATAAACCGATGTATCTGTCCAAACTACAATCTCCTGTCGGTTCTGTACGCAAGTAATGATCTGTGATCCGCGAGAAAGTCTGATATCGCCAGCTTGATTTGTTGCAGCAGGTGTCCACATAGTTACTGATTCTTGGTCAGACCATCTAACCAGCATAGGATCAAGAACAGTGTCGCCCAATTTGTTAGTGCCAAATGCAAAAACAAAACGACTAGCATCGGAGACAAAGATAAAATTAACAACAGTCGGTACATCTGAAGCTCCCGACAATGATGAAGCTAACACGGCAGGCGTAGAGATGCTACTTGAATACGCCCAATAATATATCTGCCCACCCCTAGGCGCAAATATTAAATCCTGACCAAAGTTGGATTGGCTCCATAGTCTTAGTGAAACATTATTGGTTCCACCATTTCCCCATGTTCCTGAACCCCAATTGCCCGCACCCCAGCCCGTCAAAGGAATCTCAATGGCTGGGCCTACGTTAATTTGGAATGTAGCTGTAACCGTTCCACCACCAGGTGATCCAGCTGCATCAGTTGCGTTTGCTGTAGCCGTGGCAACAAATGTAAATGTGTTAGCGTTTACAACTGTGACTTGGTATTGTTGATTCAATACGCTAGCAGTAATGTTCCCACCTAATCCAGTTGCACCAGTAAAAGTAACAAAGTCACCGGTTACACAGCCATGTGAAGTAGCAGATACAGATATGGTAGCTGAGCTAGCCGTCGCAGTAAATGGATTGGTTAAGGTTGCAGTACCACGTGTAGGCGTAATGTCGTAGTAAGCTCCACCTTTGTTGATGTAAAACTTTAAGTTAGTGCCCACTCCAATTAACGGAGTACCATTTAATGAAGACCAATTAAAAAGAGATCGGCAAACACCTTGATAAGTGTCTGTACTTAACGGAACCCATCCACCAATCTTCTCTGGGAATCCTTGTCTAAACCGTACTTTATTACAGTCATACCAGCCAGCAGTAATTTGAAAGTTGGGGTTGGCAGTACCTACCACTTCGGAGGTATATTGCGTCTGCTCTCGGTTGACCCCGGGTCTAAATCGTATGGCTTTTAATGGCATGGCTTATTGTCCCATTACACAGTCAAAACGGCAAGTGCCTTTTCAGTTTGCTGCTTTCTATCTTCCAAACCAATTAACCCACCATTGATCCGTCTACAAAGCTGCTCTTGGTTGTCCACCAGCTTACCGCAACCATGCGTAGACCAGAACCAGCCGGCGCTCATAGCGGCCCACATAGGCGTAGCCAATAGGTCAGGGTTCATCACAAAATCCTGGCCCAGCGCTTGACCACAGTGCCATACATTGTCGTGGCCCGTGAGTTGAACAAGCCCTCGCCCACGAAAACGCCATCCGTCACCAGATGCTTCGTCACGGTTTCCCATTCGATTGGCGTAAATCCTGTTGGCAATCTTAACGGGTTGTCTGGCGTAAAGCTCGACCTCCCCTAGTTTGAATTTATGACCGAACAACTTTTGAAGGGTGTCGGCACGGTAGTTAAGGTTTTCTTCCAGGACTTTGAAATGGTTGCTTTCATGGCTACACTGCGCGATAAATGCGGCTTGCTCCTTGGGACTGACCATTCCAAACTTTGTAAACGTTGCCATCAAAGGCTCAGCCCACTCCCCGCCAATACCCAGATTATGTAGTTTCTCAGGGGTTATCATTTACTTTGCCCCTCACTTGATTGTAGAAACTGACGCAGGCGTTGAGGCTTTCAATTGCTCGGTCACCGTCTGCTGCGATGGCTGCAAGAGCTTTAATAGTCTGTCGCTCAGATTCGCTTCCATTGTTTTGATTTCCTCCGGTAGCTCCGGCATCTGCGTTGGTTTGTATGGAACTTGTGGGGCAGAGGCGCAGCTCACCAGCATCGATGCGACTATTAATGAGAGTTTGTTTCGACTGAATAGCATCTTTAGCCTTTCTCAATGCTACGTTGGTGGTTTTCTTTTGCTTGTCTAGCTCGACTTCCTTGGCACGAGCTTCTCCATTAAGGCGGTCAATTTCGGCTTGATCTTCTGCCATGCGTCTTTGATAACCGTGATGATCTGAGACATAGTATCCTCCTGATATAACTAACACAACTCCTGCCACTTGCATAATCAAAGCCTGGGGTTTCAGCATGGGAAGGAACTTGACCAGGTAACTGACTATATAAAGCCCAGCACCTGTAAACGTTAACACTACCGCTATCCAATATAGCAGGTCGCTAAAGAATGTCCAGAGCCAACTAAACATCTTTTACCTCTGCCCTAGCCAAAGCTTGACGCTCCCGTTCCTCATCATGCTCTAGCGTAGGTGGCGTAGTGGGTGGGGGAGGCGGTCTCCATGACTCATCAAACTTAGGGTTTGTAAACGTTGGCATAGCCCCAAACGGCTGGGACTGTTGAGAATTAAATCCCATCGGCCCTTGCATTGGATAGCAGGGCTGACCCATCATTCCCATCATAGGTGTAGATGTAGCCTGCTTTACCCCCGCCAAAGTACTTGCGACACCACCGGCCACCCTCTTGCCAACAATACCGCCAATGCCACCAACAAGCAAAAGTACAATATCGTTGAGCATTTTGGTATATGCCTGATCGATAGGAGCCATAGCCTTGATAGGCTGAACCACGAAAGTAACGCTATACAGTAGGCAAATAACAATAAAAAAGAGAATACCTGTGATGGCAAGAACCACAATAGCCCAAATGCGGACTTCAATTTCTTCTGCCGTCAGTTTGTGGTCTGGATGGTTGCTGAGTAGATTCAACTTGTTTCTCCAACACGGGTGCGGTTACATACTCGGGACAAGTCTGCGTGAACAGACAGCGGGGCTTTTGGCATTCTTCATCTTGAAAGTGATCAAAATCTTGGCATTTGTATCTATATCTGTCAGAACATGCACACAAAAACAGAAAAAGTAAACATATCAAACGTTTCATTTGTCTTCCAATTTCTTAACAAGCTTCTGAACTTTGATCTCTGTCTGGCGTATATCCATATACATCCACATTAATACAGGCATGATGAACATAATCAATGCCAATAAGACAATGATTACGATGATGAAGAAGGAATCATGGTCAGTATCATTAGCCACGTCCACGCTATCACTAGGCTGGTTACTATACCCACTAGGAATCTGTTTTGGATTCGGTTTAAAGCCTGTCTTCGTTGCCATGCCAATGCTTTCTTTCTATCCAATTCCGCTTTCCTAGCCATCTGCTGTTTGTTGGCGATCAATCCAATCATGTCATTGACTCGGCTATACAAATTCTTCATCTCTTGAGGAACGTGGTACACCATGTACTCTCTCATTTCCTCATTTAACTTTTCCATTTGTAAGTCAGCAATCACTAACTTAATTGCAATGTCCTGCCCTTCTTCATCCCCTACCGTCAAAGCACTTGCCTCTTGCTCCATTTTGTAAGCTTGCAAACCATTGTATGCATGAAAGAACTTGGTCAAAGCATCTGCTACCTGTGCGTAGATTTGATTCTCATCAAACTCAGGGGGTGGAGCCTTCTTACTTTTCTTGACTTTAGGTACATTTGCTGGCGCAACTGTATCTGTTTTCTGAGTTTTACTGCCGCCAAAAAAACTTTGAAAAAACTTCCATATGCTTTTCGTATCTGCCTGTACAGATTTAACGTCCTTGATGACTCCGTCAATCTCTTTCTTGGCATCAACAACAAACTGCCGTCCCTCCTTGTACATCTCACAGGATTCTTTAACCAGCTTAAAGGCTGACGAAGCCAGAGCGACAAGGGTGAACGGATCAATGACATCACCTTATTTCATCTTCTTGAGAGTCTCAGCAAGCCTCGCTCTTTTGCCTTCAACACCGGGCTTCTTTGCAGCGGCGGCTAGCTTCTTTGCAGGAATCGTTTTGCCTTCTTTGACACCAAGTTCTTTACGCAGGGCATTTGGCTTCTTGATCGCTTTTTGTATCCATTTTTCTGCCATTTTTAGCTCCTATACAAGCTGTTGAAGTATTGCGGTCTATTGTTAGATAACCATTACATACAATGTTGTAGTCCACCCCATTAGCGTCTTTTTCGCTTTTGACAGGGACGGTAATATCTAAATTTTTAAACAAGTATTCTTTGCCGTTCTCAAACACACGCCAAGCATGATCTACAGTTCCTCGGCCAGCTTGACCTCGGTTTTTATTAAATCGTATTTGATATGTGTTCATACCACTTCAGCCGCAGGTGTAGCGCATGAAAACACTGGGGCCGCAGGACGAAGACCTATATTGAAGTGAATAAATTTAATTGGCTTATCTGAACTATGACGAGAAAAGCTATGAGGCAACCAAGCATTTGTAAAAATAAGTAAGCCGGGTTTTGGCTCAAAGTTAATAATGTTGCTTGCAAATGTAGCTGTCTCTACATTTTTTTCAGCCCATGAGATCAAAGGTTTACCTGCACGGGGGTCATGGAATAGGACACGAGAACCGTCTTCTGGCGCTTCAAGAAAGTAAAAACCTACAATCTGTGAACCAGAACCATGAACATGCTGCTCCATAGCAGAATGTTTAAAGTGTTCCTGACACCACATTTCTGAATAATAAGTCTCAAAACCTTCAATATTATAGCCTTGCTCAGTCAAGATGTTTGCCGCAGTACCGCCAACATAATATTGAAATGGGATAATTTCTGGGTTGTCAAACAAATTACCAGTCATGTGTACTGGGTAAATCTCGTTGATAGAAGTGTTCTTTCTAATTTCCACCAAAGACTCTTCAGCAACTTTGTTTACAGCCTCAAGAAATTCAGGTTTTTCAATGGTGTAAATGATTGTTGGAAAATACAAATTTGCATTGAGCGTATCTTGTTTTAGTGTTTCGTTTGCAGCACACATATGTTTTCCTTTTTATTACCAAGAATAAACTATAACATACCCCGAACCACCTGCACCGCCAGATCCAGAAGAACCGGGGTTAGTACAATATCTACCGCCGCCTCCACCGCCTCCACCGCCGGGGAAACCACCATTTCCCCCATTACCGCCGTTCGCCCCAGCTGCGCTATTACCCCCTGCTCCACCTGAACCACTACCGCTAGGTAGTGTATATCCATTAGAGCCATTAGCACCAAAAGAAGTAAGACATGGTGCGCACGGGCCACTGGCACCCCCTGCTTGGCCACCACCAGAACCTGCAACAGTATAACTTCCGCAACATGAGGACTTTATAGCTCCGCCACCCGCACCTCCGCCAGCAGCCCCATAAACTGAACACCCGCCAGCAAAACCATTTTTACTAACTGATGGCCCTCCTGCACCGCCGCCCCACTCGGCAGAACCAGTGCAAGTAGAAGAAGTAGCGCTTCCACCGCCCCCTAAACCTGTATTATTTTTTCCAAGAGTGAATAAACTACATCCGTATGGCAATCCACCATTAGCTGTAATACTCGTACTATTTGAAGCATTTCCGTTACCACCAGCGCCAGCGGCGCCTCCCCCTGCGCCCCCTATGCCGTATGCGTAACCAACAGTTCCGGCAAATCCGTAGCCTCCGCCATAAGCAAATAAGTATGCACCAAAAGAAGTTGCAGATCCCGCAGTACCTGTCGTGCCTGAGCCCGTGGAACTAGTAGCCGCCCCTCCGCTTCCACCAGCACCTATTGTTATATTGACGTTACAAGGTAATTTACATGCCCAAAATGTAAAAGAATTTCTTGCTCCACCACCACCTCCAGTTGCCGCTGTTAAACAGCTCGCAGCATATTTCCCACCACCGCCACCACCACCGCCTCCGCCCCAAGCGCAAACACGCACAAGCGTTACACCAGAAGGTTTTATCCAAGTGCCCGATGAAGTAAATTTTTGAATATTGGCAACAGTAGCATCTACTTGATAGTTAAACGATGTTTGTTGACTAGATAATGGCATAAATATCTCCGCAATTATTGCGTAGGTGGCTCTTCAACGGGTGGCATTGTAAATGTTTCGTTTTCATATTTCCATCCAATATCACACATAACGTCATCTACTTTTACCATTGTATGCCCCTCTGGAGGCGACCACTGAGATGCTTCATCCCAAATAATGACGTTTTTTACAATTCCATCTGTATCAATTAGTGCATATCTTTTCATTATTTCTCCTACCAAGAAAAAACTCTAACAAAACCTTGAGCGCCGCAGCCACCTTTCCCAGCGGTTTGGCCTGACCCGCTATACGTGCTATTGCCACCACCCCCGCCACCGCCATATAAACCGCCGTTTCCGCCATTTGCAGTACCTGCACCGCCGCCACCACCACCAGAGCCAGTACAAACAATACTGGTAGCGCCTTTACCTCCGCAATTGGTGCCGCCGCCACCATAACCAGTAGCGCTAGGCCCAGCTTTACCTCCTTGGCTACCACTTGAAACAGTTTGCCCACAGGCACAGTAAACAATAGATCCTCTACCACCGGCACCTGCGCCATAAAGAGAAGAGCCCGGAGTTCCACTACATGTGCTAGAGCTACTTGCTCCACCACCATATTCATTTAAACATATGGAAGACCCAGAGCCGCCTTTACCTTTAGGCAACATTGCCGCGCCACCTGTTGAACCACCACATGCGGTGGAATTAACAGAGGCAATACCAGCCGCACCTCCATAGGCCAAAATATAGCTCCCAAAAGAAGAGTTCCCACCTGCGGTACCAGCAGTTCCGCTAGTACACCCAATTCCAGCAGTTCCGCCTGTACCTCCAGCACCTACTGTTACTGTAACAAAAGCAGGTAAACAAGCAGCGTTTAATAATTGTCTTACCCTTGCGCCGCCTCCACCTCCACTTGCGCCGCGACAACCTGCAGCATTAAAAGCTACTCTTCCCCCACCAGCACCTCCGCCTCCGCCACTTAAAATACAGACTTGGACAACTGAAACATTAGTTGGTTTTATCCAAGTGCCAGACGATGTAAAAGTTTGCACATTAACTTTTGCTGGATTAACTTGATAGTTAAAAGAAGTTTGTTGATTAGAAATAGGCATATTTACTCACCATGTATAAACAACAACTAAACCATTGCCGCCAGTACCACCGGCTCCGCCAGTAGTTCCTGAAGCTGAAGCACCTCCACCTCCACCGCCTCCAGATGGAAATCCTCCACTTCCGCCATTTCCTCCGCTGGCTGAACTACCGCCACCGCCACCACCGCCTCCAGTACCAGAGCCATAAATACTAGTAGACCCATTACCACCAGTACCGCCAGTACTTCCAGTGCCACTGCTTCCGCCACCACCGGTTTGGTAAAAACCTACTTGGCCTCCTTGGCCTCCATTAGCAGTATCTTTGCCACCGCTACCGCCACCGCCACCACCATAAACTGAACCGCCCCCTTTTGGCGCAGTACTAGTTATAGTAGAGCCTCCACCACCACCACCGCCACCCCACTCAGCATTTCCACCATCAGCGCAGTATTTTCCTTGACCACCGCCACCGCCGGAGTTATTTGAGTAAAGGTTGCTATAACCAAATCCACCTCTAATGGCAGAGGAGGGGAAACCACCTCGGTTATATTTGTTAACAGAACAAGTGCATGCGCTTTGTCCAGCGCCGCCGGAACCTCCCCCTGCGCCGCCTGTAGTTGCAGGTGAAGCTGTTGCAAGACCAGCGCCCCCTCTGCCTCCTCCATAAGCGTACGTATATGTACCAAACGAAGAAAAGCCGCCTGTTGTTCCAATAGTACCGGTCGATGTGGTTGATCCTGCACCACCTGCGCCGCCTGCCCCAATTGTCACTTTTACAGTACTAGTTAATGAATCGGCAGGGAAAAATAAACTAGTCCTTGCTCCGCCGCCACCGCCCGTGCCACCTATTTTTGAAGCACACGGTGCTTTAGGGCCACCACCACCACCACCGCCTCCGCCCCAAGCGCAGACTTTTACAAACTTTGCATTTGGCGGTTTAACCCAAGTTCCAGACACACGGAATGTCTGAATGTTAACGCCTCGCTCATTAACCGTGTAGTTAAACGCGGTAGCTTGAAGCGACTTAGGCATATTAGTAGTCCCCGCCAAATGCAGACAATGCAATAGCGATGTTTGTACCGCCAGCGGCAACTGTTAAACCACCATAAATTTTATAACCAGCAGGGAGGTTTAATCCGTTAATTGGCAAAGTCAAAGGGTAGGTTGTCAATGCAGTTGTACCCAAGGCGGTAACAGCAGTTGCAGGAATAGCAACTTCACCCAAGAAAATATTGTTTGTTGCTGTAGTATTTGCTGAACCGTTATTGATCCAGAAACGAACCACAGTAGCACTTGATGTACCAGAAGCTGTAGCACCGTTGGTAGAAGACAAACGGCACATGATCTGGTCAATACGAGCGCCGTTAGCACCAGCAGTGAAAGTTAATGCCAAAGGCGTACCAGCAGTTTCAGTGCCGTCAAACGCTTTGGTATTGGTCATTGCCGTACTGACAATGGCGTTGTTTGCCCCTACGTTAGGGGTCTGTGTAAATATCGGTGTTGATGTAACTGCCATGATTAAAATCCTCCAAAGTTAACTGCTAAATACATATTAGCGCCTGATGAACTGCCGCCACCACCACTAGAAGCAATGGTAATAGAACCTGATGCGTTTGTTACAGTAATACCCGTACCAGCTGTAATCGTTGCTAAAGTATAGTTTGTTCCGTTACCAATCAAAAGCTGACCATTTGTAGGTGTTGTAGATAGTGCGGTACCGCCACTTGCAACAGGTAAAGTTCCGGTAGTTAATGCACTGGTAGATGTTGCATATACTGCACCGCCAGAAGTAAATGATGTTAAACCTGTACCACCAGCTGCAGCTGGCAAAGTGCCAGCAGTCAGCGCAGAACTAGACGTCGAGTAAATGGCATTATTAGCCGCTGTGAATGTAGTCAGTCCAGTACCGCCATAACCAGATGTCAAAGCATTGGTTAGATTTAATGTGCTAATAGTGACTGTGTTTGTGCCGCTATTAAAAGTAAATGTACTTGATCCAGCCAATGCGCCTGCATTGTTGTACTGAATCTGTGTTGTAGAACCGCCAGCAGATGCGCCTACTTGTGCATAGTCTGTACCGTTGAATACCACCAAAGCACGGCTTGATACTGCTACGGTAACGCCAGTTTGTCCTGATGCTTTAATCGTGACTGTGTATGTAGGGTCGTTGTTAACAACAATATAAGACTTACTGGCTGTAGGCGCTGTAATCGTGACGTTAGCTGCAAGAGAGCTAATCTTCAAAACATAGTACTGCGCTGTTGTGGCCGTGATACCGTTGCTGGAGCTGCTTCCTGTTGTATTGGCAAGCGTTAAAGCGTTTGATGTAAACGATGCTGAAGTAAGAGCTAATGTACCCGCAATAGAAATATCAAGGTAGTCTGTTAAGCCCTTGTTGACATCGTCACCCCAAGTGCCTGATTCCGTACCTGTGACTGGTTCAGCCAAACTTAAATTCGTTGTGTAATTGATTGTCATGTTTTCCTCATTCCGTAGGTATCAACGTCCAATTTGCTGATTCGGTGTCATCAATCAAAGCCCAGCCCGGTGTTTGTGCGTCCACTATATTTTGCCATGAAGGAGTCTGGCTGTCATCTATTAAACTCCAATAAACTGCCGTCATTGTTCCAACTTGAGCAACCGATGCCACACCTGTTAATATAGCACCTCTTCCACTCATTGTCACGGTTCCAACTGCACCAGCTGATCCAACACCAGTCAATGCAATTGTAATGTTTGCACCTGCTGTTCCAACTGTGCCCGTAGCAGTTACAGGCCCCAAAGGAACAGACATCGCACCTACTGCACCGTTAGCGTTTACACCTATTAGTGCTTGGCTGGGATTTGCTACAACAGTACCAATAGAACCTGATGAACCAACTCCAGTCAATGCGATGGTAACGTTTCCAGTTAATGTGCCTACATCACCCGTTGCACCATCTCCAGAAACACCACCAGATTCATTTTCGGTAACTGTTCCAACTGCACCAGAAGATGCTACACCCGTAATTCCCTTTGATGCTGAAGGCGCTAAAGTACCAACCGATCCGCTAGCAGGAACGCCAGTTAAGGCAGCCGTGTTGCTGATAACAACCGACCCTACCGCTCCACTTCCGCCTACCCCAGACAAAGCAACAGTTACATTAACCGTTGCAGTGCCAACATTACCAGATGCAGCGTCTCCAGTAAGGACAGTTATCCCTACACCCCAAGGGCCGTCCCCCCAGTTACCTGCGCCCCATCCGGCCATAGTTCACCTATTAGGTGGTAGACAAACGCAGTAAAGCAGTTGTCGTTGTGTTAGAGGGCATTGTCAATGTGAATGTACCAGCAGTGACTGTTTGTGCGCCAAATGTGTGTACGCTAACCGCAGCATTGGACTGGCTTGAGTTATAAATCAAAACCGTATCAAACGCAGTTGTTAACGTAACAGTTGAATAAACCAAGTTTGCCGATGGCGTCCAGTAAGCCACGCCAGCAGTAGAAGAACTGTTGGTCGCTGTAGGAGCCGTAGCATTGGTAACAGTAATACCACCAGCCGTGTATCCTGTTCCAGATACCTCGTTGGTAGCAGAATAAGCTGTGGTAGATGCATTGATCGTAGCTGTAGTTACATACAAAGCCGCTTTAAATGTATCTGCCGCAGAAGATCCACGGGTAGGTGCAGTACCAAAGTTATGGGTAGCAGTTAACAACTGTCCCATAAAAGAAGTACACATTGATTGCTGATTCGCCATTTTAATTCTCCATTAAATATTTAATTGCCTGACCAAGAAATTCAGGATTATCCATAAATAACCCTAAGCCTGTATTACATCTCATGCATAACAAACCACGGACTTTTTTGGTTTTATGGCAATGATCTATAAAAAATAACTTTGTCCTACCACCAGGTTTATCAGCTTTACATATTTTACACAACCCCCCTTGAGCCGCAAACATTTCATCGTATTGCTCAGGAGTAATTCCGTAATATCTTTTTAATCGGCTTTTATGTTCTGACTTTAATCTTGCTTCTCTATTAAGAACTCTGTGCTGTTTATTGTATTCATTTTTGCAAGTCATACATTGAGAAACAGGCTTGCCAGGTCTATGTGTTTTACGAATAGGAAATGATGATAACGGCTTCTCCGTTTTGCAAGATGTACAAAAATGAGTTAATGCCATTAACACAATATTTCCTTTATGCCATTGATGCGGCTATTAAATCCATTAGGGGTGATTTTTTTAAAGTAACGTGAACTGATCTGTGAACCAGCTCCCCGTCTAACCAATACTCAACCCATGTTGTGTATTCGTTTTCGTTATCGACTGAACCTTCCTTCTTCTCAAGAAGAGAGTCATCCATATCGCCTTTAGTCGTTGTAACTATCAATTTGAACTCCTGATCAAAGCAGTTGTGTACGTATTTGCCGGCATTGTAATTGTGAAATTGGTCATTGTCTTGTCTGATCCAAAATCAATAACGCAAATGGACTTATTGCCTTTGCTGACGTTATACAGCAATGCGCACCTGGCCGTGATCAATGAACTAGGCCAAACCACATTATTAAAGTTAACATAAGCTGTGTATGTGTAAACGTTTACACTTGCACCCGTAACCAGGATTCCGCCTGCCGTATATCCCGTTCCAGTCGTTTCATTCGTAGGGGAATAAACAGTAGTCGACGCATTCAAATTGGCGTTACCCGTGTACAAAGCCATATAAAGCGTATCCGACAAAAGATTATGCACCCCTTGGTATAGCTCAGCTTTAAACGATGTGGTCTGGGTTTGGACTATGCTCATACAACTGGTAACCTCAATTGACCATCACGATAAGCATCCATCCGCATCTTGCCGTCTCCCAAATTCTTGAGAAGGGCAATAGAACTGGTATACATGTCTTTGTAGAAATTGACTGTTTCGGCCTCGGCTTTGATATACCTGGCAGCTTCTACCAAGACGCCATTCAATAAAGCTGAATCAAAGTTATCACCAACCCAAGTCTCACCATTAACATTGGTTATGCCGGTAACTTGCAATTTAAATCCTGTACCCGCATCAATGCTTGCACTTAGCAAATCACCAACTGCGTAATAGCATCCATTGCCAATCATGGTTACTGAGGTGACAACCCCACCAGATACAACAATAGTGGCGGTAGCAGAATTACCAGTGCCGCCAGTAAGATTAACATTGTAATATGTCCCATTGGTATACCCCGATCCAGCGTTGTAAATAGATACAGTACTGATTGCCGCCTGAATAATTGAGTCAGGATAAAAATAGTAATGCAACTCAACGTTATATCCTGTATCAGGTGTTGGCCCAACGATAAACGTCAACTCAGCCTGATTATTGGACTGTGGCCCAAAGATAGCGTAATGCTTTGGCTGACCAGTTAAAGTAGGATCAGGATAGGCTTCACGGATAAAGTTTACATCTTTGTTTAGAAGATATAAATAATTACTTGTAGTCCCATCCACAGGATATACAGCAAGAGAATATACCGAAAGAAAATCATTTGGAGCGGCTAAATATTTATTACCAGAAGTTAAATTACCCGTCACATTTTTACGCAAACTGGGAAGCTGCACCGTGTTATAGATGCGCTGCTCCACCTGCTCAATCATGCGATTCATGTCTACCGTCGGGAACGTATTCTCGATGGTGTCCTGAACTGAGGTAACTAAGTCTGAGTAATACATATTAAGCCATTGGGCCTCTAGAAATAATGCCTTTGATCGCAGCACCAGTACCACGAATTTTAACGCCAGTGGTCTTAACTTCATCCATATTACCAATGGATACGCCACCATTCAATGGCGTCCAGTTATGACGCTTAGGCATTTTTACTGCCATGCCAATATCTGGATGATCAGGATTCTCTTCAATAGCGCTAGCATTAAATGTTTTACCATTCATGTGGTGGGGAACTTCATAAGCCTCAGCAGGCTTATTATCCCTATTAGCGCCATGATGAATAGGAGGACTATTCTTGGTTGTTGCAGGTATTTGCTTGGCCATTATCTTCCCCTTGAAGAACCGGTTTGATTGATCAACTTAGCAATGTTACGGCCATACTCTTTCATCTGCTCATTGGTCTTTCCACCTTTGGCAAAATGCTTGGTGTGATGCATCTTTTTCTCGTGAAGCTTGACTTCTTTTTTAGCTTCTACATCAGCAATTTTTTTAACTTGTTTCTTGTCCATTCTCAACTCCCTGTAATAGTGACTGTACCAACACTTGTTGTTGCCACCAAATAATTAGGCGTCAACCCTACATCAGTTAAAGATGTTCCACCAACTGGATTCCATCCCCACTGTATATCCCTCGATCCACCAGCCGGAAAACCACCTGCATCCAATCCAGAAGTATCGTACGTGATATCTGGCCTAGGTTGCCTAACCGCCTGCGGATCATCAACTGGGAACATACCCAACTGAAGCTGCGGATGATCGGGATCCCAACACTCAGGACAAACTTTCAGTTGATAAAGTTTAGTCTTTATGACCTCAAATTTCAACTGTTTTAATTTATATCTTTGCCCACACCGATCACATTCAGCAATCGAATGTTTGCCTGATGCGAAACGATTACCCAAAACACACCTCGAATTTGTTGCTTTTTGCTATGTTTTGTTTACCAGGGATTACCCTTAAATTATTTGGAACATGAAGTCCAGACACTAATTCACCCTGCAATGGAATTATATGATCAACATGCCAAGCTTGACCACTTTCCCTTGAATACATTGCAGCAACTTGATACAAACATTCAATTTTTAATAAATCAAATTCTGTTAGCCAAGCAGGCGTTCTTTGAATTTTAGCTGCCCGTCTTTTTGCCTCAAGTGCATTTAATTTACTAGGCTTTAATTTGCGATACATTTTTTTGTATTCAAACAAATAAGCCTTAATTTTTTCTTTATTTGCTTCGTGATATTTTTTATCAGCCTCAGCTTTTTTTTCTCGATTAGCAATTCTGTAAGCTTTAACACGAGCTTTGATACGCTCCTTGTTAGCTTGGTAATGCGCTTTTCTTTGTGCGCTAATTTCTTCTTTGGTGCGTGACATTATGGACTGCCTGAACCAATGAACTGCTGACGAGGTACAAAACGTATCGCAGCTTTCTCGCGATCCTCACCAGCCGCCAAATTAAACTGCTCGTCATACTGACCCTTTAACATCTCTATCCTGGGTGTGCCCTCTGGTATCTTGGTCGCAATGTGATACGCCAAACCAGCGGCAGCCGCAGGCATAAACCTAAAACTCATGTCGCCTGTTTGAATGCCAGAACCAGTGTCCTGTACTCTGCGCATTCTCCAATAAACAAACGTATATGTTGTTGAACCATCTGGCGTAGGCCAAACAGTTACAGCAGGAATCTGTGGAATAAAAATAGGTGTGCCAGCTCCAGCGGTATATGCCGTAGCTGTCGTGTTGTTTTGTCCCCTAAAGCAATTCATTAGGGAATTCCCTGATATGTAGGAGTAGTAAACAACTTCACCGGTTAGACTGCCCAATTGGATATAGCCCTGCGCAGCCATTCCTACCGTGCTAGAAAGCGTTATTGTGGTGTCGGTAGTACCTATACTAGTGGCCAGGGTTACTTGCACTCCTGAGCCGTTATACAAAGGATTTGTCTCGCCTGAGTTCCTTTGCACCATAACCTGGATCGGTCTAGCCTGAGTTAACTTATTAGGAATCGTAGCGTATGTGGGCATACTGATTCGCGTAATAGTCAAGTCAGCCTGGTTGCTTGTCTGCCCTTGATTCGTACGGATCACATGATCCATCAAATCAATCGTATCCAAGGGAATAGGATAAGTATTCAAACCCTGAACCAGCACAAATGATTGCTGCTGAATCGTCCACATATTGATGCCACGGTTTTGCCACTCGATGGTCATCAGGTTCATGGAACGTCTGGCTGTACGCAAATCATAGCCAGTACGCAATTCACGACCGGCACGTTCCCATGCCTCTTCCGCCAATTCGGTGAAGTCTAGGTCAAAGGATGTTTTTCCGGTTGTTGTCATGATTGCATCTGTAAACGTTTACACTTCAGGATTTTCGGGTCTTTGCAGACTTGATAAACGCCTCTTCTGTAGGGGCGCCCTTACTCCCAGGCTTTCTCATCTTTTCCTTGGAGCCGTGTGCGATACGCTCTTGTTTCGCATGGATGTTGGCATACAAACCAACATTCCCGCCCTTAGAGTATTCGGTGAAGTCCGTGTTATCACGGCGCTTTTTCCGAATACCCTTGGGCATCTTAGATGGGCTCATAGCGCCCATTCCGCGACTGGCTAGCATTTTGCCTTACCACCATGAGACATGTGCTTCTGGTGCTTGTGCAAGTGCTCTACAGCATCATGGTGCAAGTGGTGACCAGCAGCATGCTCTTTGTAATGATGGTGATGGTGAACGTGACCACCAGCCTCATGTTGAGCTACATGCTCATGGTGCATCTTATGCTCATGGGGATGCTCATGACCAGCGGGATGAATATGTCCGTGACTATGTTTCATGATCAATCCTTATTTCTTGTGATGAATTTTACCGCCATGCTTTTTAGCATTAACGATAGGGCCGTTACCAATGGTATTGCCTTTCATTTTTTCTTGCAAAGCGCGTGTGTGGCCACGCTCTTGGATAACGTGTTCGCCATGGGGCTTGTTGCCTTTGCGCAAATCGCCTGCTTTTTCCATATGTGCTGGTTCCATACGTGCGTCGATCTTACCGCCTTTAGCATAAGCGTGAGCTTTGCCGCCGTGCTTCAGAACTTTCTCGCCCATATCTTTGGAATGGGGTTCGCCCTTTTCCATAGTTTTACCGCCGGCTTTCATCGCCATCTTTAAATGATGATGAGCCATTTTCATGTGATGCTCGTGACCTTCGTGTTTCATGGTTTTTCCTCCGTGTTTCATACCAGGCGCCATTGCTGGTGCCACTGCTGGTGCTGCCATTGGAGCGCGAACTGCTCTGCGTGGTGCAGCCATACGTGCCATTAAAGCTGCTACGCGGGGATTAACTCCACCGCCATCAGCCATCTTTTTTGCGTGTCCGCCTCGTTTCATTTCCTTGGCTTCGCGCTCCTCTTCAGCCGCAATGCGACGAAGTTCTTTTGCTTGATTTAACTCATGCATTTTGTCTGATTTCATACTACCACCCTTTGAAAAATGTTTGCCTTTATCGGCGCTTACGAACTCTTCACCTACCTTTTGTGGTACGTGAACTTTTTTTGCAAACGCCTTGTTATGGGCAATTGCTTCCATAAAACGATGTTGTTTAGCGCTATGACTAGGCATTATGCATGATCCTATGTAAATGTGCTATACCGCCGTGGGCCATCTCTAAGTCTGTAAATTTTTCCACTGATTTACCAACTCCGCCTGATGATCCTAACGATTGCAACTGGTCAGAAATTAAATTAGTTATTGGAGAAACTGCATCAGAAACATAATTAGTTGAGGTGTCTCTTAAATCTTGAAGTGCATTATTTGCATCAGCAGCTAATGGGATGTTTTCAATGGCAGCATTTTTTGCCGCATCCGTTATTGCTGCTTTAGCTGCACCAGTTGGATTCTGCAACGTATTAATTAAACCAAGCGCCTGACTAACATCCGGAGACGTTGTATCCAAAAGACCATTCATTGCCTGTCTTTTTAGATAATTAACTAACGCTGGAATTAATAACGCAGCCACTATTTACTCTCCATCAACCTATCAATCTTGCTTTCCAACCTGTCCAACCGATCCAGAACTCTGTTTATATCTGCATGGACTTCTGCTTTTGTCACATACTCTTTGGCCATCTCTTCCCGTGTCCGGTTTAGCAAAATAGTTATGCGTTGCAATTCTGCTGATTTCTCTCTCAATACCCATCCTAAAAGCCCGACAAGTAAGGTAAGAACTGCATTCCATATCATTGAGTCCATTAGACCATCTTCCCTTTTGTTAGTCCACGTATTGCGCAACCATCTGCACAATGCCAGGCCCGTAAGCTTTTATTAATCCTGCTGTTCGGATCGTGAGCTGTCTTGGCCGAGGTTAGCTTTTCTTTCATTCCAGTCATTCGCGCACAAAAGGACTTTTTCCGAGATCCGCCCTCTGGTTGGGGAGGCTTTAAATTCATCCCCTCCTTCTTTGCGGATGCCCTTCCCTTGGCGTTCAAGCCGCCATTCGGATTCTTTCCTTCTGATCTTTGCCATGCTGGTGTCTTATCCATTTACGACTTTCAATCTAGATTCACGGATACCCTCTAGCAATGGTATTACCACCTCCTCGCGGAAGTTATTGGTAAATGTTTCACTGCCAATGTGGGGTAAGCTAATATCTACATCTACATGCACTTTGAAACCAAGCTCTGTGGCTCGGTCGCAAAACAAATAATCCTCACCAACGTACTGGTCATCCTTGATATCAAAGTCAAACAAAGCATACATTCTTTCGCCTGTAGGCTTGTTCTTATATGACCACTCAGGATGTGTTTCAATCATCTTCTCAATGACATGACGCTGGATCAACATGAACCCAGTACCAATACGTTTGACACGCATCATGGATCCATCAAATTCCAACTCTTCATTCTCGTTCCAATACAAATCTGTAAAGAACTTTTTGTCTTTTGCCCTGCGTGGATATGTACCAGCAGTGATATCTTTATCACCACTCTGTGCCATCAAGCGCAAAATATCATTTGGTGTTACAACAACATCAGAGTCAATGAACAATAACTCTGTGCAGTCTGTCTTGAGGAATTCTGCTACCAGCGAATTACGAGCTAGCGTAATGATGGAGCAATTTGAAATGTCTGAAAGAGTGACAGCAATACCAAGACGCATAGCTTCAGGCATTAACTGCGCCAAAGCGTACGCTGTCTTGATGTTTAATCTGCCGTCATGGCAGGGGATACCAATGAATAGTTTCCTCTGCGCAAGAACTGCTTTCTTGGTTTCAGCCATAATGAATAGTTACAAAGCCTATGTTTACCATGTACGCATAAATACCATTAATGCATAATTGACCCTCGCCTGGAACCAACAACTGTTGTGTAGCTGTTGCACCAGTCAATGTCTCATAAGTTGCAATCCAAATGTTTGTGTTTCCATAAACATATTGACAACCTGTGCCTGCATTTGTAACGGTTCCAGAATTGATATCTGTCATCGTAAAAGTATTGGCATCAGTAACAGTAATGATGTAATTACCGTCTGTAGCTGATACGCCAGAACTATTATTAAATGAAATACCAACTGTTGTACCAGTCGTCAATCCATGTCCTGTTGAGGACACAGTAATTGTGTTTCCTGAGCGACCATAAGTAGCAGATGTAACAGGTGCTGTTGTTGTATCAAAAAATACAATGTTACCAGCCTGACTTGCATTGCCACATAAAGTAACTTGTTTTTTCCGGCAGCGAAACTTAGTCAAAAACCCTGATTGGTTTAAGTGCGCCGCTCTAACATCTGTTTGCATCATAATCAATCTCCTTGTTTAAAAACAAGGGGCCGAAGCCCCTAGGACTGATTAGTCAAAGTTACCGTAGGGGTAAGCTGTGCTGCTACCAATGTTTGCATCAAGCTGTGTATAACGAACTGCTGCTGTAATAGTACCAGCTGTTATCACGGGCAATGTAGTTCCTGTACCAGCGGTATAAGGAATAGTGAATGTAACCACAATCTGTGACATCAAGCCAGCATAAGGGCCAGTACCTGATGTTGGAGAAATAGTGATATCGCCAGTTGTTGAATTGCAAGCAAGCAATTGTGCGCCTGTTTGTGTAATGGTATTGCGTGCAGCAGATGCATTAACAGACGTAATGCTGCCGTATGTGGTGTCATTAAATGCGTTACCAATGCTTGCTGTTACCGTACCAAGGGTACCACCAGTAGCAGTAATAGCTACGTTGGTGTCAATCAAGAAGTCATTGATGTTTGAACCGTAAGGTACGTAAAAAACAATACCACGATACAAAGTACCTGTACCACCTGAACCAGCATCAGCTGTAATCGTTGCCGCTACAGGAGGATACACGCTTGAAGAAGGTGTATAAACAACTGCCTTCTGGTTTGGAA